TAGGCATTTTGTTGCGCTCAATTCTGAGACTGTTATTTGTGTGTGATAACTTCCAAGATGGGTCAAATTGTGACCCTCTTCCAAAGTCTTCCACACATCATAGATGAAGTGATCAACATTGTGTTAATCACTCTGTCAGTGATTGCAATTCTTAAAAGTGTTTACAACCTAGCCACCTGCGGGATTCTGCAGTTGGTTTGTTTTCTCCTATTGTGTGGGAGGTCATGTTCTGTTATGATGGATCAATTCAACCTAACTAGTGTTGAATTGGACATGAATGTCTTAAACCTGACCATGCCCCTTTCATGCAGCAGAAACAACAGCCACCATTACATCTTTGTTGGCAACAGTAGCGGTTTGGAACTCACATTGACAAACACCTCTTTGTTGAATCATAAATTTTGCAACCTTTCTGACGCTCACAGGAGGGCAGAATATGACGTGGCTTTGATGTCTATTGTCTCTACCTTTCACCTCTCTATACCGAATTTCAATCAGTATGAGGCCATGAGCTGTGATTTTAATGGCGGCAAGATTACTGTTCAGTATAATTTGAGTCATGAAAGTGCCCTAGATGCTGCAAACCACTGTGGAACAGTTGCCAATGGTATCCTAGAAACATTTCATAAGTTCTTTTGGTCAAATAACATTAAGGACGCCTATCAATTACCAAATCAAGGAAAGCTGGCACATTGTTACTCCACCTCTTATCAGTTTCTAATCATACAGAACACAACTTGGGAGGATCATTGCAGTTTTAGTAGGCCCACTCCATTAGGTTATCTGTCACTATTGGGTAACAGAGTAAAACAAATATACATCTCTAGGAGACTCTTGGGAACCTTTACTTGGACACTGACCGATTCCTCTGGGTCAGAGTTGCCTGGAGGCTATTGTCTAAGCAAGTGGATGCTGATTGCTGCTGAAATGAAATGCTTTGGTAACACTGCTATTGCTAAATGCAATGAAAAGCATGATTCTGAGTTCTGTGATATGTTGAGGCTGTTTGACTTCAACAGAGAAGCAATTAAAAGGCTTAGGATTGAAGCCAATAAAAGTTTAAACCTAATCACAAAAGCTGTCAATTCATTAATAAATGATCAACTCATTATGAGGAACCACTTGAGGGATTTGATGGGCATCCCGTACTGCAATTACACAAAATTTTGGTATCTCAATAACACAAGGACAGGTCAAGTCAGTCTACCGCAATGCTGGTTGATCACTAATGGATCGTATTTGAACAAAACAGAGTTCACAAATGATATAGAACGTGAGGCAAACAATCTAGTAACTGAAATGCTCCAGAAAGAGTACACAGAAAGGCAAGGGAAAACGCCTCTCGGTCTAGTCGACATCTTCATTTTCTCAACAAGCTTTTACCTAATTACAGTCTTTTTACACTTGGTAAAAATACCTACACACCGACACCTTGTTGGCGCCCCATGCCCAAAGCCACACAGGCTGAATTCAATGGCCATCTGTCATTGTGGTCTGTATAAACAGCCTGGAAAGCCCACAGTGTGGAAGCGTTGAACAATAGGGCCCCAAGCCCCCGTGACTTTCGGTGCGCTTGTTCTGAAAACTAGGTCATTTGGTAATAGACAGACAAGTTTGGGGCATTTGTATACACCTTGAACTGCTGCTTCAAACATAATGCAATCCAGCAGTGCACAATGCGGTGTAATCTCCTGCTTGCCCCCCCTCTTCTTCTTCTCGGTGACAATCCCGGTGTGCATGTTGCAGAGCGACTTTTGTTCATCCCACACTTCATTCTCAAATTTGCGTGCATCTATTTTGCTCATCATGACATCAATTAATTTGATGTCCTTCCTACCTTGGCTATCCAGGAGCTTACGTATGTCTTCTGATCCTTGACATGTCAGCACCATTCCTGTTGGCAGGTTTGCTAAGACAGCACTCGTTAGCCCTGGTTGTGCTCTAAACAGGTCAGTTAAGTCAATTCCGTGTGAGTGCTTTGAGTCTTGTTTGAATTGCTTAGAGTCCGTTGGCTCTCGATAGAAATGAATGTACTGTCCTCCAGAAGGTTGATAGATGGCCACCTCAACAGGATCCTCAGGTCTCCCTTCGATATCTATCCATGTTTTGGCATTAGGATCCAAGGAGGCCATCATATCTTTTAAGCACATAAACTGAGAGTATGTGAGGCCAGCTGGTTGTTGAAGACCAGGCACCTTTAGCCTATCATTCAGACTAGGATGGTTTGGCTGGTCCTTTGGACCATTACCACCCTTGTTCAGGTCCACGACAGTGTTATCCCAAGCTCTGCCAATGATTGCAGTCCTACTAGAAATGTATGGCCAGCCATTACCTGATAGGCACAACTTGTAAAGGAGATTCTCATAAGGGTTTCTATCTCCTGGTGTGTCGGACACAAACATGCCGAGGGATCTCTTCACATTGAGTGTCTTTTTAAGAATCCCGTCAATGTTTTGAGGAGTAATCTTAATAGTCTCTAACATGTTCCCTCCATCCAACATACAAGCTCCTGCTTTTACAGCAGCAGACAAGCTAAAGTTGTAGCCTGATACATTCAATCCTGATTTGCTGATGTCAATTATTGTTAAAATTGGATGCTCCTTGCTGAGTTGGTCCAAGTCAGATGAGTTTGGGTATTTTGCAGTGTAGATTAAACCTAGATCATTGAGGGCTTGGACAACATCATTGAGGTCAGATTGACCCTGCTTAGCCATGCATGCCATTGTCAGACTGGGCATTGTACCGAATTGATTGTTGAGGAGCTCTGGATTTCTCACATCCCATAATCTCACAACACCATCAGGCCCTGCACGAATGTTGGGTTTTGCCATCCCCACCATCTCAAGAAGTCTTTTTCTTTGTTCTAATTGCTGTGATGTCAGGTTTCCCATGTAGATGCCTGTTGACTGAGGTCTCTCGGTTCTCAGGATCTTGTTCTTTAATCTATCTATATCAGCAGCTAGAACCAGCAAATCGTCGGATGAAAGCTGCCCAACAGTCAGGATGTTTTTTTGCTGTTGAGACTTGAGTTCCACCAAATTATTGACAGCTTGGTTTAAATCTCTTAACCTCTTCAAATCATTGTCATCTCTCCTGTCCTTCCTCATAAGCCTTTGCACATTGCTGACCTCTGAGAAGTCCAAGCTATGTAATAGGCTTTGAGCATCTTTAATCACTTGTAGTTTGACATTGGTACAGTATGGTGCCAATTCTCTCCTTAGAGATTGAGTCCATTGGAAGGACTTCACCTCTTTGGAGTTACTCATATTGCAAAGGTTTTCCAATTGCGCAATCTAATTGCCTAGGATCCACTGTGCGCACTGCCCGTTTTTACAACCAAGGAT